ATCTACGTTGCATTATTACAACATCATCTTGAAGAAGAAGAATTAAAACAAAAGCAAAGGAATGCCATCAAGTAAATTCGGTTCTAAGTTCTTAGGTGAAGAAAGATACCAGCAGTATGTTGAAGAACTTGCTGCTGAAGGAACGATTGATGGTGAGCAATTATCTCCAGAAGAGAGAAAAGAAGGGTTTAAAAAGAGAAACGATAAGATTGGATTCCAGGATTTTGTAGAGAAAGTATTAGATAAAAAACAAAAAGCATCTTCATCAGGCACTGGAAAAGAATTACCTGGCGGTAGTCGTGGTGGTGCGATAGTAAAAAGACCAAACTCTGGGATTGATGTAAGTAAGATCACTCCTGAGACTGCTGTTGGTGGTGGTGGTATACTTGAGGAGATATTAAAGATTGTCACTTCTATTCGTGACACTTTGATAAAACAGAACGAATTTGATAAGAAAAAGCAAAATAAAGATAGACAATCTGCTGAGAGAAGAAAAAGAAAGGGTAGAGAAGAAAAATTAGAAGGTAATGTTTTCAAAGGATTAGCGAAGACAGTAAATAAAGTTCTTGGACCAGTCAAAGGACTTTTTGGAAAAATATTTGATTTTATAAAAACGATTCTGATTGGTAGATTCCTTGTCAAACTAATTGATTGGATTGGTAAAGATGAAAATCAAAGGAAATTAACTGCGATTGGTAAGTTCTTAGAGAAGACATGGCCCGCACTTCTTGCTGCTTACTTATTGTTTGGCAATTCTCTTGGTAGATTTATCACAAGATTACTCTTTATGACTGCCAAGTTCATACCAAGACTTGCGATGACTATTGGTAGACTTGCACTGGCACATCCAGTCGCAGCAGCAGCGATTCTTGCTGCTGGTGGAGCAGCATATATGGCTGTACAAAATCAAAGAGCACGAGAAGAAGAAAATAAAACAGATGATGCTGGAACAGTAACACCAAAAGAATTTATTGAGAGTAGAAAAGATAATGATAAATCTAATGATGAGACTCCTTCTCCGACTCAGTTAAGAAGGGAAATGGTTCGCCAACAAGGACTTGGCTTGATGTTTAGTGAAGGAGGATTAGTCCCTCAAGGATTTGCTGGTGGTGGTCATGCTTTAGCATCTGGAACTGACACTGTTCCTGCCATGCTTACACCTGGTGAATTTGTTATGTCTCGTGGGGCAGTCAATAAGTACGGATCTGATACTCTTGCATCGATGAATGCTGCTGGAGGCGGAACTAACAGACCCAGAATGTTAGGAGGAACTGTTTATGCACAAGGTGGTGGGGATGTTCATAAGAGTGAAAGAAAATTGCAGGGTGATAGTGAAGATGAAAATGCTGATCTTGATTTAGATAATATTTCTGCAGCATCTGCAGCACTCTCAAAGGCATATCCAAATGTCACAGTTCCTGATACTGCAGTAACCACGCCAACAATAACAGGTCCCACTCAATCAGGGAATGTAGAAGCAGAAAAATATATTCCTTTACAACTAACAGGAACTGCAAAGGAAAGAGTAGGTAATGATAAAGAATTCTTAAAAGGACTGGTTGAGATGTCCAAAAGACTTGGTGCTAATCCTGGAGATATGTTGGCAAAGATGGCATCTGAATCTTCTTTGATGCCCAATGCACAACATCCAGATACTCTTGCCACTGGACTAATTCAAATGATCCCCAGCACAGCAAGAGAGCAAGGCACATCGGTAGAAGCTTTGAAAGGAATGTCTCGTGCCGAACAGTTACCTTTCATCGAGAAGTTTTTATCAAAGAGTCTTGCTGGAGTTGAGAGACCAATATCTCCAGGACATTTATATACTGCTACATTCTTGCCTGCTTTTGTAAAGGAGAAAGAGGACTTTGTACTTGCATCTAAAGATGGAAGTTTGCCAAAAGGATATCCAGAAAGTAAACAATGGTATGCAGGTAATAAAGGTTTAGATGCGGATGGTGATGGAAGAATTCAAATTTTTGAATTAGGTACAAGAATTGCAAAACTGAGAAAAGATTTTGGTATTGGCGGTGGAATATCTAAGGGTGGTTATACTGCTGGTGGAGAACTGGGTGGTATATCAGACTATGGGTATTCTGGCAGTAGTTCTGATAGTTCATTAAGTGATGGTGGCGATGGTAAATCAAAACCATTTGATAAATCTTTACTACAAACCTTTGATTATAATAAGGTAAGACAACAACTTGGAGTAAAAACTTCATCAGTATCTAAATCTTCAAGACCATCATCCTCTACTGCTGCATATACTCAAATGCAACAGCAGAGTCAGCAGCAGGGTCAACAACAAACAGAGCAGTCACAGGGGGGAGACATCCCCGCATTTGATGCTGCTGCAATGTCTTCTCTTAAGAAAATAAAAACTTTAGGGATAACGGTATAATCCATGGCAGTATCAACTCAAAAGTTACTTCCGCAGAGAACTGGAGGATCAATAACTCCAATTAAGATTAGTGCGATTACCAGTATTTCGCCTATAGCAAAGAAAAAATCTATTACTGATGAAGATTCTAAGGAAGAAAGTAAAGATACACTTGTCATTATAAAGGAAAGATGTATTGAGATTAATACTCTTCTTAAGGGATCTCTTGCACTGGATAAAATCAGAGCAGATCAGCAGAGAAAGAAAGTTGAACAACAGAAACGTGCTGGTCAAGAAGATAACTTAAAATCTAACAAGAAAGGTAAGGAAGAAAAAAGTCCTGGACTGAAGATGCCCAAGGTCGGATTCCTTGACCGGATGAAGAACTTTATTAAAAATGTTCTACTTGGATTTATTCTTGTCCGACTTGTGGAATTTGCTCCTATACTACAAAAGATAGTACCAGTAATTGCTGGTATAACAGAATTTATATCTAATGTTTTTCTTGGAATCATAGATGGTCTTGGAACTTTTTTAAACTGGGGATTTACTGCATGGGAAAATAGTGAGAAAAAACTTAAAGAATGGGGCGGTGAAGATGCCGCAAAGGATTTAAATAAACTTGGTGATACTTTAGGGGATCTATTTAATGCCATCGCCATTGTTGGCATGGTTTCTGTAGCGATGAGTCCTAAAGGAACTAAAAATTTATTGAGGAGAGAATTAGGACTTAAACCCAAAACTCTACCCAAAACTCCACTCATAGCACCACAAGCTGGAGGTAGACCAGGTATAAATCCTACTGGTCCTCGGGGAAATGCAAGAAAAATACAATTAAAGCATGGACATGCAGCTAGAGGTATATACCAGAATAGTTATGATAACGCAATCTCTAAGGGAAGGACACCCAAACAGGCAGCAGAAACTGCAAATGCTGCTGTAAAGAGATCAATTGACAAAGGTAAGATAATTTCTAAACCCCAAACAGGATCTCTTGGTGGTACTGATAGGGGTAGTAGTCTTATGAAGGGTGGACTTAAGAAAACACCTGGAAGAGTTGGATTAAAACTTTTTGGTAAACAAGGAGTCAAGTTAGTATCAAAAACTTTTGGTAAAATACCTGTAATGGGTCCTCTAATTGTTGCTGTTGCATCATTACTTGCAGGAGAACCATTAGGACAAGCAGTATTTAAAGGATTAGGTGCTGCTCTTGGGGGATTACTTGGATCATTCATTCCAATTCCTGTGATTGGAACAATCCTTGGCGAGACAATAGGTGTTCTCGTTGGTGATATGTTATACTCTCTCACTATGGGAGGAGGTGTAAAAGAAGCAGGGCAGAAATTTATGACTGCTCTTAAGACTGTTATGGATGTAGGTGGTCTTATTGTAAACTTTTTTAAGGAAGGATTTGGTAGATTAATTGATAACTTCCCAATGACTGATGTATCTGATGCTGGATGGGGAGCACTTCAAATAGCACTGGCAAAAGTACTTCCATTCCTTGATAAAGATGGAAATGGAAAGGTTGAAAAGATACCAGATTTTTCAATATTAAATCCATTGTTTAATCCTATAGGTTTTGTTACCAAATTAGTTCCACATGCAGCTGCATCATTCTTTCCAGCAATATTTGGAAAAGGTGGAACTACATTTGGAGATATGAAAGCACCAAATAATGATACTTCGCAAGATAATTCAACTCTATCTGATGGTGGCAACCAAACGCAGGGCATAAGATCACCAGCAAATGTTAAAGGTATGGAGGCAAGTAAAAAAGGAAAAATATTCTTACACTGGTCTGCTGGTGCGGGAATGACTGGTTATCCCAATAGATATCACTCCACTATTTTGTCTGATGGTAGTAAAGTTCAAAAAATTCCTTACTCTCAATTCAATACACCTGGAGGACATACTGCATATAAAAATAGTCAAGGTGTTGGATTGGCAGTTGCTGCAATGGCAAATTGGAATTGGTCTACACTTAAACCAGAACAATTAGATGCATTTACCACTGAAGCAGCAACGGTTGCAAAACAAATGGGATATAGTAAATCTATGATTAATGTGAGAAATATTGCAACTCATGCTGAAGCTGCATCAATGAAAGATGGTTCGCCAAATACCCCAGCGATGAGAGGGGCAGAATCAGATCCAGATAACTATGGTCCTTCATGGTCAGGTTGGGGTGGCGATGGAACAAGATCCGACTTTATTGATATTAATCAAACAGACTACAACGCACAGAAAGGTGTTGGTGGTGATAAACTTCGTGCTATGATTAAAGGTAAAATGAGAATGGGTGGACCTACCATGGGAAGAGGTCTCTATGAAATGGGTGAGGAAGGAAAAGAATTTGTCATTGATGCAGACTCTACCAGAGCACTGCAAGGAACTTTCCCTGGATTACTGAAAGCACTTAACAAAGCAGAGGGTGATGAAGCAATTGAAACCTTGAGATCTTATGCAGATTATGAAACTGCAGAAGTTATTCCCGTTCCAGTTCTTATCCCACAACCAATGCAAAATGTAGGTGGATATAATGAAGGTAAGAAACTCTCTGTTAATGCCTCCACGTCTAAGAAAGAGTCATTCAGTGACATTCTTTACATGCGTTAAATAGAAATAAGAGGTAATACACATGGCAGATACTAAAGTAACAGGTGCTCAGTCTACTCCTGCTTTTATTGAGAGATTGGATGTCTTCTCAAATAAAGATCAGGGTAAGACTGTATCTATTGTAAATGGTGCAGTACAACTGATGTACTATGAGAGTCTTCTACAGGACTCTGTGATGGCAACTGTTACTTTCTCCGACTCAGGAAATTCAATTGATGAAAAGAGTGCCTTAGAGGGTCTTCCTATTGTAGGAACTGAGAAAGTAATTTTCAAAATCAAAGACAATAATGAAGAGCAAATAGAATTTACTTTCTATGTTAATAAAGTAACTCCTGTAGCAGACCAGACAACAAAGGGAATGATCAATCTTCATTTGGTATCAAAGGAATATATTCTCAATGATGAGATTAGAATCAATAAAAGATTTGATGGTAAATCATCAGAAGCAGTCAAAGAAATTTTAACTAACTTCTTAGAAACTGAAAAAAATATCACCGACATCGAAGATGCAACAGAGTTGAATGAGATCCCTGGACAATGGAAACCATACTATACACTGAACTGGTTATCCGGTAAGTGTGCTCCCTCCGATATAACACCTGGAAAGACTGCAGGATTTTTCTTCTACGAAACATCAAAAGGATATCACTTTAAATCAATTGATACTCTTCTGAGTCAGGAGAAGAAGAAGTCGATTATCTATAATGAAACTCCTGACTCAAGAGGTGCTAACATCCCAGAGGGATATGATATGAAAGCATTGACATTCTCTAAGGACAATCGTATCAATGTTCAAGAGAAGATGCAGGCAGGATTTCAATCAACACGAATCGTTTTGTTTGATCCATACACTTGTAAGTATGAAGTATTAAATCCAAAGGCTACAGGAGATGATGGGTCCGAGGATTCTTTGAAGAAAGGGGGAAAAGAACTACCAGTTCTGAACCCAGAGTTTAATCGTCAAGGTAAAAATAAACAGTTCTCAAGGACAACTTATATTGTAAAAGATACTGGAACTTTACCGTCAGGATCAAGTCAGCAGCAGATTGAAAAGTCAAAGGATCCAAACTTTAGACCTGAATTGATTACCAATCAAGCAATTATGCGTTATAATCAATTGTATGCTTCTGAGATTGAGATTACTATTCCTGGTGATTTTTCATTACATGCAGGCGAAGCAATTTATTTTGATGCACCATCTGCACAGAAGGATACGAAGAATGACGATGTTGACCGTCAAATTGGTGGTCTATATATTATATCGGCATTGTGCCATTTGGTTAATGCCAAAGGAACTTATACTAAACTAAATCTGGTAAGAGATTCTTTTGGAAGAACAGGGAAAACACCGCAAACTGGTAAACCAGCAACTCCAACACAAACACCTGGAGTACAAAACCCATATCAAAGAACAGTATCACGATTAGCAACTGATACAACAAATACTTTCTAATATCACTATGGAAAAAAACATCGAGACTCACATTGAAAAGGATAAAAAAATCCTTGAAGACCCAACTATTTCGCCTCAGATGCGTCGGCATACTGCTGACGAATTAGAGCATCTTGAGATGTATCATAAAGCACATCCAGAAGATCATCACGATCCCTCACCATTAGAAATGTATTGTGATGAGAATCCTGAAACAGACGAATGTAGGATTTACGAGGATTAATGGAAGGATCAGCACTATTTAATTCTGGTTTTTTAGGTACACAATTCATTTGGTGGCTCGGACAAGTTGTCGATGACTCCGAATGGAGAGATAACATTCTGCCTGGAAAATTTGAGGATGCAAATAGTATTCCTGGATGGGGTAGAAGATATAAAGTTCGTATCATGGGAATCCATGATAAAGAAGAAGAGTCTATCCCTTCGGATCAGTTACCTTGGGCTAATGTCATGTATCCCATCACTGCTGGTGGTGGACAGACAGGGGCAAGTCAGACCCCCATGATCCGACAAGGTAACTTTGTCTTTGGATTCTTTATGGACGGGCAAGACCAACAGGTCCCCGTTATCATGGGAATTATGGGGCACAATGCCCAAACTCCAATGACCACGAAAATTGGTACAACTGAATCTAATTTCAGTCCTACCAGTGGATATGCCGAAGGAAATAAACCAGCAACTGGAACCGCAAAACCAATCGCTCCTGATGATGGATTGGTGGTTAAAAAACCAATGGATCCAAAATTAGCTGCAGCACTTGCTCCAGCACCACCAGGAGTTCAACTTAATAAATTTGGACTTAGACCTGATCAACCTCTTAGTGCAATCCCTAACGGACTGCAGGTTGCTAATGATGCCAGAGAAGCAGCAAGGAACGAAGGTAAGTCGGTTCAGGAAGTAGAAGACGCTGCTATGAAAGCAGTGGCAGATCATGTTACAAAATTAAGAAATCAGCAAGATTCTCCAACTACACCAAACACAGGTAATCCAACCAAAGAGAATCCTGATGCAATGCATCAACTCACTGCAGCAGATACTAAACGTCAAGCAAAGATAAAAGAATGTATCGTTGTGATGAAACCAGACCCTGATCAATTCATTCTGTCGGCCGTGTCTGCGATTCAAACAACTATTAAGACACTAACAGAAAGACTTAACTCATATCTTAGTGCTATCTCAAGTTATGTTGATGCAGTATCAAGTACGATTGAAAATATACAAAAATTAATTAATGATGCTGCTTGTCAGATTGCCAAGTACATGAAGGTTATGTTTGATAAAGTGATGGAGTATGTACTCAAAATATTAAACAAGGCATTAGCAGCAGCAGTTGCCGCATTACCAACTCATATGAGATCAATGTTTGGTGATATGAAACAAAAAATTGTTGAATTGATTCTTTGTTTGTATGGTAAACTAACTGGAAATCTTTGCGGAATGATTCAGGGTATTCTTGATGATGCCTTAGACATGGGTAATGCAGAAAGAAAAGCAAGAGAGAACGTAGATAACCCACAGAATAATCAAGTAAAGAGACAACCTCAAGTTGGAACCTGTTATGCTGAAGATGTAATTGGTAAAGTATTCTATGCAAATAAAACATTAATTGATGATGCAAATAATAATTTAATGGATAATGTCAATTCATTTTTGGAAGATATTCAAAATGAATTAGCAGGAGTAAGTGGTGCTCTCTCCGATATTACAAATCTTCTTGGTGGTATTAGTGGCAGTATGACTTCTGCTCTTAGTTTTACTAATATATCTCTAAATGTATTCGGTTGTGAATTAACTCCAAACTTGGCAGTTTCAGATAAGTACTGTATGGCCCAGGGTGGATCTGCACAAACGGATTCCGCATTGCCAAGTGAAAAATCTATTGAGAATGCAACAAACAGGGAGAATGAACCTCCACTGGAAGCAACTGAAGAGACTCCATTCGCATCACCACCAAGATCTCAAGAAGACCTTGAACTTCTATAATAAATACACAATATGAAGGCAAAGTATAATCGATAATGTCGTTTAATCTCTTCGGATCTGCAACTAAATCTGATATAAGGGTCGGTTACATTGATCCTGAGAGAGGTTTTGTCGGAAATCTTTCGGTGTATGAGGCAAATAAGTACGCAAAATTAAATCCAGGCACTACTTTTATCTTTAGAAGAAGAGATAAAATTCAGTATATGAATATTAACGGAGTTAATAAATTAACTCCAAAAGATCTACTGCCATCTACTTCTGCATCAGGAAGTGACGGATGTGATGGTATAACCGGTCTTGACATCTATGAGGATGGTGCTGATGACACCGGAACTGGTACAGGAGGCACTGGAACTGGTGGTACTGGAACTGGTACAGGAGGCACTGGAACTGGTGGTACTGGAACTGGTACTGGTACAGGAGGTACTGGAACTGGTACTGGTACAGGAGGTACTGGAACTGGTACTGGTACAGGAGGTACTGGAACTGGTACTGGTACAGGAGGCACTGGAACTGGTGGTACTGGAACTGGTACTGGTACAGGAGGTACTGGAACTGGTGGTGGAGGCGGAGTCGGTGGTGGTACTGGTGGTACTGGTGGTGGATTTAGTGATATTAAACCAGAAGTTTTGGCAGAAGTCTCTCCCAGAGTAAGATTTTCTGGTGGTGGAGGAATTGGTGCTAAGGGAAATGCTATCTTCGGAACTGATGGATCTTTACTTGCAGTTGATGTAATTGAAGGTGGATGGGGATATCAATATGCTCCGATCACTGATGTTTTTGATGATTATGGTATTGCATCTGGAGCTGTTATCCGCTCCATTATGATTGGAGATCCTGATTATCCTGAATGTAAGTTCTTTAAGACAGTAGAAACTTTTGAGGAAGAAGAGGACTTTGAGGAGTATGATCTTAGTGGAGCACCCACAACAGGATTTTTTGGTAGAAGATATGATAAGGATGGAAAGGACGTTGGAATATGGGATCCTACTCTTTATGCAAACCTTGAAGATAATCCTATAAGATTAGAGATTCAAAGATATCAAGACTTTCTTCTTTCTCTTAGAAAAGGATCAAAAATTAATATTGATGACAAGATAATTCGCAACTGGTGGACAACAAGACAAGAAAGACCTCTAAGAGTCACTGCTAAAAATAACAAATCAAGGGTAGTTCATGAAGTTGCTCATTGGGCATGGGGCGGCAAAGAAGTAACATCCTCAAAAAAATCTCCACCATCAGAAGAAGAATTTTTTGAGGATATTAAGTTTAAAGTATTCACTCAAGGTGGAAAAAAGGCAGATAGAGGATTGGTATTTAATTTTGTTGCAGAGGATGGATCTCATAAATTTAAATTTACTGCAGACAGTTTTAAAGATAGTAGAAAGGAAACTGTAACTAAAAAAGTAAAAAGAAATACTGTTTATAAAATAACATCATCAGGATCATTTAGAGGTAAAGGAACTGAGCAAGGTCTTATTGGAGGTCTTGGAAGAAATGCAAAGGAAATTAAAGGAAATAAAAAAGGTTCAGTAATTTTTGCTGACTTTGTTGAATCTTCTAATGATAATGATGATTTACAAGTTGAAGCAACTCAAGGTATATTCAAGGCCAC